GGGACGGGTACGGGTTCGGGGACGGGTACGGGCTCGGGGACGGGGACGGGCTCGGGGACGGGTCCGGGTTCGGGGACGGGCTCGGGGACGGGTCCGGGTTCGGGGACGGGTACGGGTCCGGGTTCGGGGACGGGTTCGGGGACGAGGACGGATGAGCGCCTTCTCCGCCAGCTTCGGCCCCGGGACGGGCTTCCGCTCGCTCCACCGCGAGGGGGACGAGCTTCTGCTCCGTTGCCACAACTGCGGCGGCCGAGAGAACCGCTGCGCCTGTCCCGAGGCGCCCCCTCGCCCCGAGCCGCCGCCCGTGGACCGGTGCGGCCACCACAACCGCCCCATCCGCCCCGGCTTGGGGTGCATCCTCTGCTCGTCGCGCCCCCTCGTTTCTACGACCTGGTCCGGCTACGTTTTCCATCGCGTGGCCCGGGTCGACGAGGGGGACGACTTGCTTTTCTACTGCGGGATTCGGGTCGTCCGCGGGCTCGGGATGGCCGACCACTTCACCCGCGAGGGGCGCCGAGCCAACTGCAAGAACTGTTGTAGGGAGGATCGCGCATGACTGCCCCAAAGCTCACGACCGTAGACCTGATCCGCATGGCGGATAAGATCGTCGACCAACTCCAAGACCAGGAGGAGGGGGAGGAGATGGAGGCGTCCCTGGCGATGGGCATCCTCGACTACTTCGCCGCCGTCCCGGGCAAGGTCGAGGCCTTGTACCACGTCCTCCGGTCCATGGAGTCTCGCGGCGCCCGCATCAAGGCAGAGGAGGACCGGCTCGGCAAGGCCCGCCAACGCCTCGACCGCGGGCGCAAGCGCCTAGATGCCCTGGCCCTGGACCTCGTGGAGGTACACCTGGGCCTCGTGGGAGGCGACAAGGTCAAGGGCGAGACGGTCACCGCGCGCTACGCCGCGTCAGAGCGCGTCGTGGTCGACGTCCTAGACCTGTCCCTGCTTCCGCCCGACCTGATCCGTCTGGTCCAGAAGCGCGAGCCGGACCTCGTCGCCATCAAGGCCGACCTCCGCAAGGGGCGGGAGGGCCTCGCCATCCTGGCGCACCTCGAACAACATCATCACCTCGTCTGGAGCTAGACCCATGACCCAGCCCGCCATCCGCCCGCGCGCAACCGAGCCGACCCTGGACCAGGGATCTTTCGTCGCGAACGTCGGATCCCCTGCCGAGCTTGTAGAGCTTGTCTCCCTGACCCTGGGCGAGGAGGGCGCCCACGCCCTGCACCGCCACATCCCGGCCCCCGAGTTGCTCGTCATCGCCGGGGGAAAGGCCGATTACCAACTCCGCGGGCATGACGTCGACTTCCCGGTACGAAACATCGTCGGCGTCGTGGCTCCGCGCCACTTCATGGGCGCCTTCCGGGCCGGCGTGCTGGACTTCCTTCGCAAGCTCACGGTCGTTGCCCCTGGGGAGTGGCGGATCGTCGCCGTCATGCACGAGACGGTCCACCGCTCGCGCTGGGACTCCTTCCCGACCGGCGTATCCCAGGAGCAGACAAAGTCCTCGCCGTCCGCGCACGGGGCCGTCCCGACCGAGGACTCGCCGCAGATGACCGAGCCCCGGCTGATTCGGGATCCGGTGCTGCGGTTCACCGTGGCCTTCGCTGAGGTTACCCAGCAGGCGCCGATTGACCCGCTCTACGAGACGCGCCAGCTTCGGATCGGCCACAGCTTCCGGTTCGCGGAGAGCGGGGGGCTGCTCAAGTTCATGCCGCGCAGCCTGCGCGCCTCCCGCGCTAAGGCCACCGAGGCGATCTGCTCCATGTACGGGCTCGACCCGGAGTCTGCGCTGCTTCAACCGCTCTCGGAGACGGACACGGCGCGCGTGGTCAGCCTGCGGAGCAAGGGACTGACCAACGAGGAGATCGCCGCCGTCGTGGGTGCTACCCTGCAAAGCGTCGAAGCCGTGCCGCTGGCTGGGAAGCCTCCAGCCGCGACTCGTCCGAAGCGTTCGCACAAGGGCAAGCCCCCGCCGGAGCCGTCTTGACCGACCCGAACCCCCGGGAGGTGCTCATCGACCACGAGTCTGAGGAGGAGCTTCTCGGGCTGTACCACGACGTCCTACACCGCACGAGCGGCCCCGACCCGGGCGCCCTTGACCGGTTCATGGCGTGGGAAACCACGAAAGAGTTCTGGAGAGTCAAGCGCGTCGGCATCGACGCCAAGGAGGTTTTGCAAGCGGTCCAGCGGAGTACCCGCCCCGAGCAGATCGCTGCGCTGGACCGCGAGCTAGCCCATCGGGGCATGACCCTGTCGCAAGCCGTGGCGAACGTCCGGGGCCTCGTGGCGCTGCGGAAGTGCCTTGCCACGCCGGCCGAGAGCGCAGCGGGGCCCCTGCGGGTCGTAACGGGAGGCAGGGGGTGAGCAAACGCCCCGCCTTCATTCCGCCCCAGGCCCCGGCTAACTCCGCTATCTCCCTGGCGCAGGAAGCAGCGGCCGACCCGAACCTCACGGCGGAGGGTGCGGCTATCGCCGTCCTGCGACTGGCGATCCACCACTCGGCGGAGTCTGGGAAGCCCATCACAGACCCCGGCGGGCTCATCAAGGGCGTGGCGGACCTCGTCGCGGCGGCGGGGCCCGGAAAAGACGGGTTCCGGGAGGCGCTCGCGTCCGTGCTCGGCCAGAATGAATAGGGACCGCCGCATAGGGGTGGCCATCTCCACCCTGGCCCTGGAGCGGGCGCAGTACGCGGCGACCTTCGCCGGGGTGAGCCTTGGCGCAGCCATCGACGCCCTGCTCCGCGCTCACGAGCGGGAGGACTTGGGGGTCGCCGTCGCCGGGATGCTCGACGAGGACGCCCGGATCTCCGCCGCTATGGACTCGGACGCCCGGTGATTGACCGCCGCAAGTACCTGCGGCGGTTCGTGCGCTCGCTCAAGATCCACGCCAAGGGCGGGCGCCGCGTGGCCCTGCGGGACGTCATGCGCCCGGAGCAGGAGCAGGTACTTGACGCATGGATCGAGAGCCCCCGGAGCATCACGCTCAAGCCCCGGCAGATCGGCGTTTCGACCATTTTGCAAGCCTGCCTATTCGCCGATGGGTACTTCGCGACGGACGGCGGCGGCTCGTCGCTGACCATGACCCACGAGTCGGGCAGCACCGGGCGCATGAACCGGATGCTCCGAAACTACTGGAAAGGGCTGGACCCGGCGCTGCGCCTGGGGCGCCTCGACCCCGACAACGCCCACCAGATCGGTTTCCCCCACAACGAGTGGGAGTTTATCCAATACATGGCGGGAGGCCGCGGTCAGGGACGCAGCTACACCTTCCGACAGGTCGTTTTCGACGAAATGGCGTTCTACCCACAGGGCTCGGCGAGCGTAAAGTCCGCAGAGGACGCCGACGAGGACGCATACTCGTCGGTTATGTCCACGGTCGACGAGGAAAGCCCCTACTTCAAGGTGGCTATTGCCTCGACGGGAGAGGGGCCGGGCGGGATCTTCCACCGCATGTGGCAGCAGACGAAGGATGACCCGGCATGGCGCCGGATCTTCTTCCCGTGGAAGGACTTCCCGATGTACGGGCGAGAGCCCCGCGCCGGCCTCGCCGAGACTCTCACGCCGGAGGAGCGCGAGCTTGTGGACGCCCACGGGCTGAACCTCCGACAGTTGGAGTGGAGGCGACACAAGCTCTACACCGACGGCTACAGCCTCCAGCGGTTTCGGCGCGAGTACCCGCTGACCGACGAGGAGCCGTTCCTTCTCCACTCCTCAACGTGGTTCGACGCCGAGCTACTCAACAAGATCAAGGCCCGGATCCCCGCCAGGTGGCGGGCGAACGCCTTCGTTGGCCCTCTCCGCGTGTACCACCAGCCGGAGCCAGGCCGGACGTACTTTGCGGGGGGCGACACCTCCGGCGGCACCGGCGGCGACACCGCGGTCCTGGTCATTCTCCGGGAGGACTACGAGGTCGCCTGTGTGTGGGCGTCGAACACGGAGAAGCCCGACGGGCAAGCCGACGCCTGGGCGGAGTTATGCGCCTGGTACAACGCGGCGCTCGCCTGTGTGGAAGAAAACAAGTACGGGCGCCAAGTCAGCGACCGGATGGAGGAGCAGGGGGCGGTCCTGTGGCGGGACGAGAAGGGAAAACGGTACTGGACCCAACTCGGCAAGGCTGGCGAGAGCAAGCTCCGGCTCTATGGGTATGCGCGCCAGATGGTCGACGGGGCGCTCTGTTGCTCCGCGGCGCCCGACCATGCGCCCCGAATCAACGACGAGGACATATGCCACGAGATGATGGTCATTCGGGAGAACGGGACGGGCAACATTGAGGCGCCCCCAGACCAGCATGACGACTTCGCCGACGCCTATGCGCTGGCGTTATGGTCCGGAAGGTGGCACTCTGTCCACAGGTCGCGCCCCCCCGAGGACGTGGCGCGGGATAGCAGGCTGGAAGCAATGGTCGGGAGGCGTCGCCGGTGACTGAGCCCAAGATCGAGCACGAGCAATGGGTCCGCGGCCTAGTGTCCTGGGTGGAGGACCAACGTCGGGAGTGGCAGGCGCACGACGCGAGTTTTGATGACGACTTCTGGCGCACCGGCGAGGCCCGGCTGACCTGGACGACGACCACCAGCGGGGCAATCAGCGTTGCCGCGGCAGAGGGCGGCGGCAGCAGCGACATACACAAAACACAGGTAAACCTTGGTAGACCCTGGGTTACGTCGCTCATGGCATCGCTGTATTACGGCGGGATCTACGTCACAGTTGAGGCCGACGAGTTGCCGCACCAGGGGGAGACGACCGATGCGCTTTCGCGCCGCACGAACGCGATCCGGGAGCTACTGAACCGATGGCTCGGCTCGTCGCCCATCGAAGCCGTGAGCGAGCGGCTCCTGACCATGTCGCTGCTGTACCGCGGCGGATGCGCCTACCGGCTGACCCTCTGTCCAACGGACGAGCGGCGGAAGGGACAGTCTGCGGTCGACCTCGTCGAGGTGGAGGCGGTTCCCCCCTGGGAGTGCGTCTGGGACCGGCGGACACGAACCGACCGCGGGCGTCGGTACTTTGGCCACATTCGGCAGGAGCCAGAGGAGTACGTCAAGCGCATGGGGGACCTCCCCGAGGGCGCGCAGGGCTCCGGGCTCGTGGACTTCATGGAGGGCGGCTACATGGCGGTTCGCCGGGTCGAGGAGGACCCGGTCTATCACTGGGTCCTCACCCTCGACGTGCCCGACGAAAGCCTCCGGGTCGGGAGCGCCACGGTCGCCGGGGTGCGGCGCCAGTACCTCGTGGACGGGGTCAACTCCGGGGCCACGCTGCGCCTGCTCTCCGAGGGCCCGATGCCCTACACCGAGCACGACGGGGCCCCACTGTCGGACATGGTTCCGCTCATCGTGGAGCCCATCGCCCGGTGCCCGTGGGACAGCATCGCGCCCTATGCTTCGGTGTATGAGCTTAACGCCGAACTCAACCGCTCGCAGTCCATCGTGGCGGGCCAGGTGCGCCGAGATGCGGCCCGGATCCTCGCCGTTAAGGACGGGATGAGCGACGAGACGAAGGCGAAGATTGCGAACGCCCGCGACCTGGAAATGATCCCAATCCCGGGAAACCTTGGGCTCCCCCGCGACGCGGTCCACGTCCTCGACTTAGGCACGACCAGCGAAACGCTCATTAAGTACGTGGGCATGGTCCGCGACGGACTCGACCGGTCGCAGATCATCGCCGACGTGGCCCGCGGCAAGGCTGGCCAGTACCTCAGCGCCGAGGAGGCGCGCGGGCTCATCGAATACACGCAGGCGACCATCGGACGGATCCGCAAGCGGTCAGATAAGGCCCTTTCGCACCTCTGCTCGCTGTACCTGCGGGTCCTCTCCGCCGCGATGGAGGAGACGGGAGAGGAGTCCATCGCAGTCACAATCGACGTGGACGGGAAGCGCGTTTCGCACAGCGTCCGCCCGGCGGACCTGCAACGCCGCTGGCGGATAGCCGTCATCGACACGGCCAGCAGCCCCGCGGAAGGGCAGCGGCGCATGGCCGACTTCCAGGCCGCGCTCCCGACCCTACGGGAACTCGTGGCGTCCCAGGACCCGCCCAACCCAGAAGGCGCGCCGTCGCCCACGCTTCAAGCGTTCGACCGGGCGAGCTACGAGTTCCTAAAACAACGCCTTCACATGCCCGAGAACTTCGACCTGTCGACGCTCCGCGCCACGGCTTCCGCTGCCCAGCCCGCCCCGCCGGTGACTCCTCCCTCCCCAACGGCGCTGGCGGGGCCGGGCGGGCAGCTTCCCCCAGAGGAGAGCGAACGGCTCGCCGAGTCCCCCGCCGCCCAGGCAATCATGGGCGCGGCCGAACAGGGGGCCATGTGAGGGCTATCCGCCGTCGGCGCTGCCTCGACTGCGGCGTCGCCTTCGAGGTGCTCTGCAACGACACGCGGGGCTCGTACCTTCGCATGGACGCCTCCGGCGAGGCATCGGACCCGGTTCCGACCTGCGCCTGCGGGAGTGCCAACCTCCTCGCGCTCGTCAGCGGCGCAAAAGCCATCTTCACCGGGGGCGAGGCGGGCCACGGGAAGATTTACCCCTACTTTGATCGGAGCCTCCGGATGGAGATCCGAAGCCACCAGCACCACAAGCAAGTCATGGATCGGCTCGGCCTCCAGCATGTCGAGGTCGCTGACCTTGAGCGCGCGGCGTCCCAAACGAAGTCGCACCGCGACGCGGTCGACGCCAAGTTTGCCGCGGACACTAAGGAGATTGAGGAGCATCCCAGCTATGCGGGTTACCGGGAGATGCGCGCCAAGGGCGCCTATACGGCTGACGTACCAACCGAGTTTCGGGCAAAGGCCCAAGAGTCACTCATGGCGAACGCGAGGGAATGATGCCGCACGATGAAGGGATGACCCAGGAGCAAGCAATCGGCGAAGCCGACGGCATGGCCGCCGAGACGGCGGCGAACCGCCAAGCGGAAACCGCGCAGGCCGCCCCGCCCGCCGACGAGCCCCTCACGGCGGAAACGCTGAACTCCTTTGGGGAGATGCTTCTACGCGCCATCGCCCAGGCAACCGGCGGCGAGATGGAGCCGACCCTCCAGCCCGTAGAGGGGGACCAGCAGCAGATTCCGCCCGACCTGTTCCAGGGCGCCGCTGCGTTCGCCTCGTTGGCCCGGAAGTTCTTTCCTGACCTGGCTTTCGACGCCGTCGACTTGTCGCGGACAAACCAGGGTGTCAAGGAGATGGGCGCAATAGTTTCGGAGATTGGCGGACGCAAGCCCCCGAAGGAGGCCGCTCCCAAGCCCGAGCAGGCCTCCGCCCCCAAAGAGCGCGCCATGAGCGACCTTGTGCCCCCGAAGAAGCCCCCCATGCAGGAGTGACCCGTGGAACCCGATGAACAAGCCCCCGCGACGACTCAGGTGGACGAGCCGACGCAACCCGAAGCCCCCGCCGCGCCGGTCGACCCGTCCGCGCCGCCGGTCGACGAGCCCGACCCATTCCTTGACGCGCTGTTTGACCCGGAGACGAAACTCCCGGAGTTCGACGCGCTCCAGGCACAACTCGACAAGACGGGAGCCAAGAGCTTCAAGGCCGGAGCCCTAAACCTGTCGGATCTGCCGGTCGGGGTACAGGAGCAACTCTACAACGCCCGCCAGCTTGCGATGAAGCGAAACGACGGCAATGCTCGGCTTGAGCAGACGCTCAAGGGGCAGCAGGACGCGCTCGCGCGAGAGAAAACCTCTATGGCGGCGGAGAAGGCGCAACTCTATGCGCTGTTCAAGAACCCGAAGCTGAGCGCGGCGTTCGCTGGGCCAGCGGAGGGCTCGCAAGCCCCGAGCGTGTATGAGGACCCGTCCGCCCACGCCGCGTGGCACGCGAAGAAGGAAGCCGGGGACATTATCCGGGCTTTCCTGGGCAACCTCGCAGGCATGAGCGACGAGGCGAAGGCCGCCGCTGACGCCGTCGTCGCCGAGCAGGAGAGGACCGTCGAGATCGCCGGCCTCCAGCAGTTCGCCGACGAAAACCCAGACTTCTCCGACTACTTCGACGCAATCAAGGAACTAGTCGACACGCGGGGCTTCAAGGCCCGGGAGGCGTACTACATGCTCAAGGGACGGGCTGCCCACGCCGCCCCTGCCCTGGGCGCCCCAGCCTCCCCCGCCCGCGACCCCGTCGCCGACGCCCGGCGAAACATGCGCACCCCGGGGCGCTCCCTGCCCGCTGCGGTTCTGCCGCCCACGCCCACGGGGTACGGCGGCGGCGCCCTGCAAGACTGGTACGACCTGCATCCTGGCACGCGCGAGCGGGACGCGACGGAGTACGAGCGACGCGGAACGCTCTGACGGGGCTTGACACCTCTGCGGGCGTCCGCTAGGCTCCGAGTAGCAAAGCAGTGGCGCCCCGCAGCGACCACCCGCCCCGGCTCCATGTGACCACCGGGAACGGGCTCAAGGCACCCCGCGGCACTCCATACTAAACGCCCGTCCTGCCCCCTGGAGCGCGCCGTGTCGACAACGATCACGTACCCTGACGAGTTCTTCACGACAACCGCGGCCTACCATCTCAAGGCCCTGCGCCCGCAGCAGTTCCGCGTCAACCGCGTAGCTGAGGCGTTCCTGTCGATGAAGGCGCCCGCGGAAGGCGAGCGGGTCATTATCCCGTTCGACGTCAACGAGCACAGCCGGACCACCCGCGTTGTTCACGGGTACGAGTCCGCCGACATGACGTTTCAAACGATTTTCAAGCCCGGCACGGAAGAATGGGCATTTTTCCAGCGCCCCGTCGGGTATTCCTGGGTGGACGACGCCAAGAACTCCGGACGCGCCAAACTCATCAGCCAGATCGAGTCTCGGACGGCCAATACCAGCGAGGCGCTGCTCCAGCAGCTTGAGCGGCAACTGCTCAAGGGGACCGTCACGGCCCTCTCCGACATCAAGACCTTGAACGGCGCAGACGTCGCCACCGGCTTCATCGAGGCCGCCGCGGTCGGCGCACAGACGAACGTGGTCCACAACATCAGTAAAGCCACCTATGCCGCCCGCCCGCAGTTTCAGAACCAGTTCTACGACATGCTCGGCGACTTCTCGGCGAACGGACTCCCCGGCTTGCGCGATGGGCACACCCGGGTCAAGGAGTTGACCAAGGACCCGACGAAGCTCAAGGGCTTCTGTTCAATCAACGCCGGGATCAACTACGGCAACATCGTCCAGCCGCAAGAGCGGTACATGCCCAAGGACGGAACCGATGCGGTCAACATGACCACGGTTATCGACGGCATCAAGTACGAGATGAGCCACGCGATGCCGAACGACGGGACCGCTACGGGAGTGGCCGACAAGGAGTGGAGTTTTTTGCTCCTCGACATGGACAAGATCAAGCTGAACACCTTCCCGGGCCTGGCAATGGACATGACGCCCTGGCGCGACGTGGGCGGCGGGCACAACGTCAAGGTCGCGTTCTTCAAGTTCGGCGGCCAGACGACTATTCAGCATTGGGGAACTACGTTCCTTGGCATCGGCGGCGACACCTTCTGATCGGAGAGCCTCACATCATGGCCCAGACCCCAGCCCCTAACGAGGGCGTTGCCCTCGTCAACTTCAAGCTCGACGACGTGACGCAGTCCGCCGAGTGCGCGAGCCCATCCGGCTCGGACACCGTCGGAAGTGGTTCGGTACACGATGAGTTGTTCTTCAACTCATCGGGCGCCACCATTACCGCTGGCGACTTGGTCGACATCGACCCCGCGGCCAACACCGTATCGGCGGGCCGCGAGGTCAAGACGCACCCGGCGACGGTGAACACGGCTACGACCGTCGGCGTGGCTATGGAAACAGTCGTTACCGGCGCCTGGATCCGCGTGCGGCTCAAGGGACTTATCAACCAAGCGGTCGACGGGTTCTTTGCGAACGTGGCCGACGCCGCCGTCGCGGGCGACCCCCTCCGCCCCGCCGCCGTGGCGGGACGTCTGAACGTCGGAGTCTACGGCGTGGACAACATCGTCGCCGTCTGCCTCGCCGACGCCGACGCGAGCAACGACAGCGCGCGAATCCGCCTACTGCTCTGATTCATCGGGCCACGCCCAGAAGCCCGGGGCCAGGTCCACCAACCAGTCCCCGGGCTTCGCCGTGTTAGGATGTCCCCATGCAACTCGCCGGCATCCGAAAGCGCATCGAGCGGGATATCCGACACGCCCCGGGCGTCGAGGCACACCGCGAGGAGATCCTCGACCGGGTCAACGACAAGCTACAGGAAGTAGTCCTTGCAGAGGACTGGTCTTTCCGGCGCCGTATTCAGCTTCTCCGCCTCAAGGCCGACGTCGAGGTCGCGCCCGCTGACTACGTCGCCGCCGCCTTCAACATCGCGACCGACCTCCCCACGGGCTGGGACGCGACCGACGTGGAGCTTCTACCGGGCGCCGCGCTCTCGTTTGTGGCGCCTACAGCGCTCGGTCTGACCGCCGACTACATCATCGAGCGCGCCACGCTGGCCGGGATCACGCTCACGATGTACCTGGACCCCCGGTACACCGGCGCGGGCTCGCTGGCGGGCAGCGAGGACGTGTTCATCCGGCATCGGCGCTACCTGCTCCCGGTCGACTGCGCGAACGTGGACGTCCTCGTCCTGCGGGAGACGGAGGAGGGCTACATCGAGGAGACGCCTCTCTCTGAGGAGGCGCGGCTCCTGCTACAGGACGACGACGACCCAGGCCGCCCCCGCACCTACACGATTGCCCCCAATCTGCCGGGCGCCGTGCCACTTCGCTCCGGCAGCTACTACCCCCACGACATCGCACACCCGCCCTTTGAGGCCCCAGCCATCGCTTCTGGCCTGGGCGGACTCCTCACCCCGGGCGACACCTACGAATACCGGTATGCGTGGCAGTGGGGGGGCCTGGTCAGCGAGCCCTCTCCCGCCGCTCGCGTCACCATCGAGCCGGGAGACAGCGCGGTCACCCTCTCCGCCCTGGAGGTAGTCGCCGTGGGTTACGGGCGCCGCAAGCAGGTATTCCGCCGCAGGATCTACGCCGACCACGAGGGGGCTTGGATCACTGTCGGCTTTACCGACGGGGACGGGCTGACCTTCACGGACGCCGGAACTGTCGTCTGGCCAGGGGCGAACCCCACGACGGTAACGCGCGAACGGACGTACCACCCCGGCGGGCTCCCGAAGTCCATCCGGATCTGGCCGCCGACGGACGCGGACATGGAGGTTGAACTCCACTACCACAGCAAGGTCCCCCGCCTGGAGGCTGAGAGCGACGTCCCGGAGATGCCGGAGGAGGCGCACATGCTCCTCGTGCATCACGTCGTCCGTGAGCTTGCGGGAGGAGCAGAGGGGAAACAGGTCCAGAAGCTCGCTGAGGCCAAGATCGTAGAACTCATGGGCGTACTCACCAGGACATACCTGGGGCACCGCGGGGCCCGCTTCCAGCGGAAGCCCATCCTCCGCTCCGGGGGGCAGGGCGATATCCTCGTTGGCCCGCTGAACTACCTTGGCTGACCGTACCATCCGCACGCCTCCCCTCCGGGGCATGGACGACCGGCTCTATACAGACCCGGCCTCGCCCGAACTCCTGCGGCACGTCTACGCCTCCCCGGATGGCGCCTGGCGCACGTCGGGCGGCTTTCAGCAGGTCGCCGACGCCTTCGCCCAGACCGGCGCGGTCTACTCGCTCGCATGGTTCACGCAGCACCAGGGGGGCAGGCAATGGCTCTGCCTCGAGCACGAGGTCGCCGGGGCGCTACGGCTCTCCTATGTGGATTTCTCGTCTGACTCGCTGGTCACAATCCAGTCAGGGCGAACCCTCGTTCGCGGGCCCTGGGCTGGAACGTCCTACGTGGAGCATGGCTCATGGCTGTACGTGCTCAACGGGTACGACGGGCCGGTTCGCTGGAACGGCAAGGAGCGCGTAAACGTCGGTTTCAGCCAGATCCCGTCGCCGCCGTCCGTCGCCGTCGCTGAGGAGGACCAGACCGTCGCCTCCTACTCTCCGGCCCCGAAGGACTTCCAGGGCAGCAGCCAGCTAGGGATCGGCGAGAACGGGGACGCCGCGGCCGGCGCCGCTCCCTTCCGCGTCGGCTACCGGAGAACCTGGGTCAACGACCTGGGCCAGGAGTCGCCGCCTTCTGGCTTCGCATGGATCGCGGGAGAGAACGAGGAGCCTACGGCGCTCCTGGTGGCAGGCCGCAAAAGCGCCATCCTACACTGCTCCTCCGCCCCGTCGAACGTCAGGGGACAACGGCTATGGCGCACGGTCAACGTGGCTGGGGATGGGTTTCTGGGCCTGGAGGAGCTTCCGGTTTACCTCGTGGCGGAGGTCGGCACCGGCGGCGCCTTCGACTACGTTGACGGCAAGAAGGACGGGGACCTTGGGCCGCTTCTGGACGTGGACAGCCTTGGGCTGTGGCCATCCCGGGCCCGCTTCGCGTCCTTCTTCAAGGGCTGCCTGTTCGTGGACGACGAGGTCGGCGTCCGCTACAGTCATCCCCTGTTTCCCGAGCAGATGCCCAGCCAGAACCAGATCCCGCTCGGCGACGTCACCGGCGGCCCCACCATGGGATTCAAGGCGACGAAGAACGCGCTCGTGGTGTTCAAGCGCAGGGGGATCTACCTCATCAAGGGCGACCCCGTAAACGGGTTCTACAGCGAGACGCTGACCGAGGACAAGGGGTGCGCCGCGTCCAGAAGCATAACGGAGATCCCGGGGCTCGGGACTATGTTCGTAGACGACGACGGGCCGAACGTCCTGCTCGGCGCCCTGGAAAACACCGGCAGCACGACCGAATGGCGCTTCCTGGGCGAGGGCATCGGCAACGTCTGGCGGCGGAAGGTCAACAAGAAGGCGCTGGCGTCGTGTCGGGCCGCGCTCAACACCCGCGACCGTGAGCTATGGCTCCAGGTCCCGACCGGCGGCGACGACCGCCCGAAGCTCGGGCTCATCTACCACTACGACACCGGCGGATGGTCGACTCGACCCGAGTTTCCCTTCTCTTGCCTCGCCGAGTCGCGCGACCACCGCCGCCTGCTGTTCGGGGGCTCCTGGGACACGGGCGCCAACACCCGCGGCGTACTGGTCTACACGCGGGGCCACGACCTCGACGGGACAGCGGTTACGTCAGAGGTGCGCTCCGCCTGGCTCGACACCGGCACTAGGGCGGTCCCGAAGTCCGTGGTCGTCCACGCCCTAAACCTTGGGCGGCCCTTTTCGTTCCAGTGGCACGCCGACCGCGACGCCGAGACTTGGCTGGGCGGCGCAGACACCTCCCCGACGTGGACCGACAGCGAGCGCAACGACCCCGTCTGGGGGATGGCCCGCTGGGACGTGGACGTATGGGCCCCGCGCGTCCCGGTGCGCCGCCGGGTCGACCCGACGAAGAAGGCAGCGCATGAGTTCCAGTACCGGCTCACCAGCACGAAGCTCGGGCTCGCCCGCGCCGACGTGCTAGTCGATGGGCCCACCGACTTCGTAAAGCGGGGAGCGGAGTAATGGCACGGGTCTACAAGGTCGAGGACTGGCAGGACAACGACGTTCTCTCCGTTGACGACCACAACGCCGAGCTTGAGGCGCAAGCCGGGGAGGTCAACGGACACGTCGACCGCGACAACTTCGACGCGGCAATGCTCACCCCGGCAAAGTTCGTCCTCGACACCTTCAACGAGCTTGTATTTATCGAGGGGCCGACGGCAGGGACGTATGTGGAGGGCGACGTGCTCGCATCCGCGACCGTCACCACAGGGGATGGGCGCCTGGAGGTCGAGGGGCACATCGGCGCCACCGGGGGCGGCACCGGAAAGTTGGGCTTCAGCGTGGCCGTGCGGGTCGACGGTACGCCCGTTTGCCGTTCGGGAACCACGTCTACCGTGCCACCGCTCGGCGGCCTCGACTCGGCGGATTCCGTCTGCGCCGTCGGGGCGTCGGTCGTTGGCCCTGGCGACCATCTCGTTGAGCTTGTCGTGCAGTTATGGGAGGCTCTACCGGCGTTAGCCGGCGTCGGAACCCCCGCTATTACCGCGGTCGGCGGCGGCGTCCTCTGCCGCTTCGTGCGGAGGTAGCCCCGTGGGCCGCATCGAATACGAGCCTCCAGACCAGGGCGACACGACGAGCGCAGCGGACGAAAACGCCATCTTCGCCGCCATCGCCGCGGAATCCGCCGCGCTCGACGCGGAGAACGTCGCAGAGGAGGGCCTCGACAAGCGGGTCCTAGAGTCGGAGATCCAGAGTACCCGCGCCTTTGACAAGGTCCGGCAGATCATCATCGGCACGCAGGCGCTCGCTGGCGCGGGCGTGTTCGCGACCTTCAACGCTGGAACCGCCATGCAGTCGGCGGCCTTCACGCTCGCGACCAACGAGCGCGCCGTCGTTTACTTCCGGGGACAAGCCCTGTCCGACGGAACGCAGGAGGGGGTTCCCGCCGCTGGCGACGTCCGGATCCGCCTCGTCTACAAGCCTACGGCTGGCGCGGATACGCCGGTCACGCACTCGCTCCGGCCCCGCAGCAACGGCACCGCCAGGGGCGGACCGTGGCGATTCGCCACCATGATCGTCATCGACGGCCCGCTGGCGCTAGACTACGTCAAGGCGCAGATCGCCGACCTTGGCGCCGGGCTCACAGTGCAGATGGACGCCGTCGTGCTTCATGGTCGGATCTACAAGCGGGTCACGGTGTAGCCATGCCGTTCACGCCAACCCCATTCGTCGCCGGAGCGAAGATCACAGCGGCACTCGTGCTCGCCGAGCTTGCCGCCGTGCGCACTTGGCTGCGTGACGGGATCGTGGTCGGCGACATCGACGACGACGCGCTCAACGAAACCCACGTCTACCGGACGGAGACATTCGGATTCCCGAAGGGGGCCACCGAGGGCCAGACGCAGGACCTCTACGAGAGGCAGCGCGGCGTGTCGGACGGAGTGCCGCAGTACGCATTTAACGGGCTTGTCGTGCTTTTGACGCCCGGCGCCCCGCGCTCCATGCGCGTCTTTCCAGACCGCGAACTCATCTTTCTAAACCACCTCTTTAACGAGGAGCACCGGCTCCCGAACCTCCAGGCGCGGATCGTGCTCGACGCCATCAGCGACGTAGAGGTCAGCGCCTCGTGGTACGCGGTCACGCAGTACGACAACGTCCTGGTCGGCGCCCCGCTCCACCCGGAGGGCGCCGGGAACTTTGTCATCGTGGCAGTGAACGTTGACACCGGAAACGAGACGCTGCTCTCCGAGACGTACCGTCGCATAAATGCCACCTACGACACGGCGACAGAGGACGACGGACACGAGGATAATCACTTCTCGACGGGCTCCGAGTTCGAGGACCTCGCCGCAGGGACCTACGACATCGGCGTTCGCTACCGACGCGACAACGCGGACCTCGCCATCACTCAGGTTATCATCTACCCGACCGGGCTTCGTATCGCTGTCCACAAGCACTAGGGACAACTCATGCCGCTACCCCTCCTCGCCGCTGGCGCCCTAGTCCCCCTCGCAGTTGGCGCCGCGCAAGCCGTCACCGGCGGGCTCAAGTCCGAGTTTGACCGGCGCAACGAGGAGGAGGCCGCTCGCCTGCGGAAGCTCCAGGGGCTCGGCGAGTTCGGGCTCACGGCACAGGAGGAGCGCATCGCGCACCAGGGGCTCATTCAGCCGGTGAAGGCGGCGGCGCAGTACGCGCAGAGCCGCGCAGAGGCCACGCAGGCGTCGGCGGGCAACGTGTCCGGCGCTGCCCTGTCCAGCCTGCGCCAGGAGACGAGCAGGGGGATCGGCGAGGCGCAGCAGCGGGCCGCGCTCACGGTCCAGCAGCAGGACGTGGCGAAGCAGCGGGCACAGAAGGCGGAACTCGCGCAGCGCGAGGCCGCGTTGGAGGCGGCCCGCAAGGAGCGCCGCGCCTCTGTGTTCGAGGGGCTCTCCCAGGCCGCGGCGGCGGGGGGCTCCCTGCTCGGGGCGGTCCCCGAAGTCACGCGGGCGGCTGGCTTGGCGGGCGCACCCATCCGCGACACGACGGCGCTTGCGGACGCGCTCAACCGGGCGGGCGTCCCAGCCGAGGACCAGCTGGCCCTCCTTGCGATGCCGTCGGCGTCGCTGACGCGCATCCTTGACGAGGCGCAGCGCGGAATCCTCACGTCTCCGGAGCATCAGATCATGTACCGAATCCTCCAACGTGGGCAGGGGACGCCATGATCCAGCAGATCGGAACCGCCTCCGGGGTTTCCGAGGTCCCGGTGTTCTACGTCCCGGCGCCAAGCCAGCCGGTAAACGCGGCAGCGGCGTTCCTTAACGCCTTCATGGGGACTAGAAACCCGTGGGCGACGGAGTTGTTCTACCGGCGGCTCACGGCGATGGACCCGAACGAGCGGGCCAAGGCCCTGCTCCGAGCACGGCAACTGGAGAACGAGGCCGAGCAGACGCGAGCGAACGAGCGGAACGTCTCGCTCCAGGCAGGAAACAGTCTAGCTGAGGCGCTTCTCCGCAGCCTCGACAACTCCGCCGACAACCAGACCACGGCCGATATCGAGGGCGCAAAGATCGAGTCTGCGCAGTTCTTGGCGCAGACGGCGCTCCCGGAGGACCCGAATCAGAAGGCCCTTGTGGTGGAGATCCAGAACCAGATGACGGCGGCGACGGCGGCGATGAACAAGGGCGACGTCGCCGCGGCCGACGAGGCGCTCAACGCGGCTAACGCCAAGATGACACAGGTTCTTGCGAGCACGGCCAACAACCCGCAGAAGGCGGCGATCTACAACGCCGTTAGCCAGGCGTCCCGCGGCCTCCAGACCACCAGTGCTATCCAGCAGGAGGTCCTCTCCCGCCTGGGCGTGCCCGACCTCGCACCCCCGACCCCGCCCCGCACGCCGGGCGCGGGGCGCGTGGACATCGGCGGGTTCGTTGAGCAGATGGACGCGCTTGGGATCCCGCTCGGCGGGGGCGGTTCTGTCCGCGTCGGCGAGCGAACCACGGGCCCCGTGCCGGAGGCCGCTCCCGTGCCGGATGGCGCGGCGCCCAGGCTCCAGCCCGTACCCGGTCGGTTCCGCGGCACGCCCGGCAGCCAGGCTGAGGAGGACTTCTACCTCGCCCCACAGACGCCCACGTCGGCACCCGCGGCTGAGCCCGCGCCCGCCACGGCTCGCGCCGTCGGCGATGGTTTGTCAGAGTTCGCCCGCTACGTCGATGGCCTGTTCGCCGACCCCGACGCCGGACTCGGCAAGGTGGGAGATCCGATCTTTCGGCGCGAACGCCGCGGCGACCGCCGCAGCCGAGAGGCGACGGAGGAATTCATTCGCCAGGCGGCGCCCGGGGCGTCGAGCGATCTACGGCTTGCACTCCAGGGGGTCCCGCCCGGCCCCACGGCAGGCCGCCAGATCCGCAAGGACCGCGCCGCCATCGCCGGGGAGTACGCGGATCTGGTCCGGGCCAACGTCGCGCAAGCCGGAACGCAGGTCGGACTCCTTCCGGGCGAATCCGAGTCGCCCACGCCGCCGCCGCCCACGCCGCCGCCGCCCACGGGGCCGGCGACGAAGCCGACGCTCCGCGAACGGATGGCCTCGCTTGTGCCGCGCAAGGAGCCGACCCGCGAGGCAGTCCGGGCGCTACCCGTCGCCGAGCGAGAGGCCATGTCTGCTACCTCGACGAGAGCCGCCGCGAAAGAGGCCGGGTTCCGGGGCAGCGATGCGCGCGAGGTGGCCCGAGTTGGACGGCTGGCCGCCGTCTCCGCGGCGGAGCGTGCGGCAGAGGAGAAGCGGCTTGCAGACCGCGCCGCCCTGGAGGGGGAGGTCATGGGCGAGTTGTTCGTTGAGCCCGTGCGCGAGTCCCAGGCCCGGCAGAACGCCGACGCGGAAGCCCTGCGGCTCATGGCAGAGGAGCGGGCGCGAAAGAAGGCGGACGCCGATGTCTACGCCCGATGAGGTAGCCGCCGAGCGCCGCCGCCGCCTGGAGGCCCTCGTCCCCCCGGCGACGCCGACGCCTCCGGCCCTGCTGGAGCACCAGGCGGCGCAGTACGACGCCTATCTGACGCGCGGGGAGCGCGACCTTCTCATCGGCGACGCGATCAAGGCGAAGGCCACCGAGTACGAGGCAAAGGGGATGCTCACGTCGGAGGCCATGACGCAGGCCGCCAGCGACGTAGGCGCGGCGGTCGGAACGCGCCTCCCGGAGGAGAAGCCTACGGTCTTTGGGGCCATCTCCCAGGCCGCTGCGGTTCGGCGGACCATCCCGGGCGACCCGCGCCAGACCGCCATAGATGCGGCCCGACGACGCGCAGAGCCGCCAGCCGTCGCCGGGGCCCGGATGCTCGGTCTGGTGCCCCAAACGCTGGAGGAGGAGCAGGGGAGCGCCCGTGCGCGGGCTGAAACGGTCTTGGAGCTTGGCTCACTGGCCGCCAAGGGGCTCGATGCCCTGTCGGTCGGGGGTACGAAGGTCGGGCCCGCCGTCGAACAGATACGGGCGGGCGCAGGCCGACGACTTTCGGAGATGTACCCGGATGCGCCGCAGACGAGGGCGGAGCGCGGGATTATCGCCGCCGGGGACGCGGGGCTTCCGCTGGAGACGGAGGAGGGGGCCGCGCTCCGGTTCTATGGGAGCTTGGCCCCCGCCCTGGTGCAGGAGTACGCGCTGGCCACCCCAACCGGGGTGGGCCTTCGGAAGGCGGGCGGGCAGATGGCCGGGCCGCGCGACATCATGGCCGCGGTGGAGACGCACCAGCAGGCGGGCGACGACGTCCCCACGGCGCTCGGGAAGGCGTTCGGCGAACTGGACTTCGGGCTCGCGCGGCTGGAGGACGTGCTCGGTACGAGGCCGGAGGATCGGAGCCTGCTGGCCGACTCTACGCTAGACGAACGCTCGGAGTGGAGCAAACCCTTCTTTCGGGCCATGCACAAGGTCGAACAGGGCCGGATGCTGGGCGACGACCTCGAGGCGGCGGCGCCACAGGACGACTCGATAGCCAGCCAGGGGATCCGAAAACTCGCCTGGGGCACGGGTCTGGCGGCGGAGTTCCTGGTGCCCTGGGAAGGGCCGTTCATGCTCCCGTTCAAGGGGGCCAAGGCGGCCAAGACCGCGGCTAAGCTCCCGGAGGGGGTCGACCGGGTCGCGGCGTTCGCGCGGATCCTGCAGGGGCGGGGCTCGGAGATCCCCGACATGCTCGCCCGGAGCATGACCGCACGGGCAGAAGCCGGGGAGCGCGTAGAGGATCTGTACGCACTGCTTCCGGCGGAGCTTCGGGCCACGGCGGACGAGATGCTCGCTGAGGACGGGATCACGGTTCGGCGACCGAGCGAGGCCCGAACCCTGGGCGGGTACGAGACGGAGCAGATATCCGCGCGTGAGCTTGCGGCCCTGCGGGGCCCGGCCCGGGAGCGAGCGGCAGAGCAGATGCGGGCGGAGTATGGCGCCGCCGGACCCGGCCCAGACGCCGCGCGTGTTCGGGCGGCGATGGGAGACGAGGCCCTTACGCTTCACTTGACCGACAAGGACCGCGCCCTGCTCGCCCGCGCCGCCGGGGGCCGCGCAATGGCTGGGCGGATCCTCGACGAGCCGGTTGCCCCCGGCCCAGACGCCGCGCGTGTTCGGGCGGCGATGGGAGACGAGGCCCTTACGCTTCACCTGACCGACAAGGACCGCGCCCTGCTCGCCCGCCCCGCCGGGGGCCGCGCAATGGCTGGGCGGATCCTCGACGAGCCGGTTGCCCGGTCGCTGGCCTCCGAGGACGTCCGCAACGTCCTGGGCGTGGAGCCGCGCGCCGCCATCCTCCGTGGCGAGCGAGAGGCGCGAGCGGCGCAGATCGCGCAAGCCGGGGAGGCCCTTGCAGACGTCCGCCCGGCCGTCCCCGGGGTCATCAAGCAGCAGGCGAAGGAGTACCTCGACAACCTTGCGGGTCCGGCGCTGGCGGAGATCGAGAAGGCTGAGGCCGACCTGGCCGACCGGCTCCTGGCAGCCATGGGGAAGGCCACGGCGGCGGTCCAGGCGAAGGGCCTGGACCGGTCCCTGCTCAACATGAACGACTACATGACCTGGGCCTACGCGCGGCAGGTTGCCCGCAAGGGGCTAACGCCGGAGGAGGCGCGATCCGCGGGGCTCGGCGGCCTCCCGCAGGGCGGCGGGTTCGAGAAGCTACGCCACCTGGACCCGACGCAGACGCCGCACGCGCCAGACTACCGACTCCTCACCAGCGGGGGCGAACTTGTCGAGGGCGGCGACTTGCGCCGCGTGCTCACGACCATGCTCCACCGTCAGAACTTCGGGGACGAGGTCCAGTTCCTTGACCAACGCAGCGTGGCGAAATGGGCGGGTTTCAGCCACAACCCGGCCAACATAGCTAAGCGGATGAACCGCAAGGGCAAGGCCGCAGCGGTCGGCGCTCTCAAGTCGGATTATCACTTTGCCTCTCCCGCCGAGAAGGCCGTCGTGGACGGGCTCGCCGCGGGCCCCCGTGGGCAGATCAGCACCGACAAGATCCTCGCCTCTATACAGGACTCGACGAGCCTGACCGGACTGCCACCGGAGTTTACGGAGATGGCGTCTCGGTTCTTCCGGGCCGTCTTTGGCGGCTCGCCAACGCCCCGGCATGGGCGGGTCCGGACTCTCGACGCGCGGGAGGAAGCCATCGTCGCCGCCGTCGGGGACGCCATGCGCGCCCGGTGGAGTTCGGCACTCGGAACGGCCGACGTGGTCCAGCCTGTGGCGGGCATGGTCGTCAGCCGGTCGGACTACGACGCGATGAAGCGGCGGATCCTGTCGAACCGGGCCGGCGCCGGCTACGTCCCCCTTGGGAGCTTCAAGCTGGGCGCGCTGACCCCGGGTCGTCGTGGGCGGCTACTCTCCTGGGAAGCCGGAGGCGAGGACGCAGCACGCCGATACTTCGCGCGGTACGGGATTGAGTTGCCAGCCAGCGCCACCGATGCGGACCTACTCCAACTGGAGAACCGGGTCCTCCAGTTGGAGGGCGGTCGGTCGGCGGACGCGCGGCACGCCATCCGGGGCACGGGCGACCTCTCCACGAGGCTGCTCAACGCCCTGTCACGTCCCGTCGCCGCGGCGCGCGGGCTCTCAAGCCCTCTCTCCAGCATCGTCCTTGGCGGCACGGGGAACGTGCTCCAGCAGTTGGCGCCCGGCGCGCGGACAGTGGTAGAGGCGGGCCTGCGCCGGATGCAGCACGCGGGGATTGAGGTTCGCGACGGGGTCCGCGAAGCCATCCGCCGCGGGGTCACCCCGAGCGAGGCGCTGCACTCCGTCGTCATGGGCTACCGTCCGGTGGGCGAGATCGAGATCCTGCTCGTCGATGCGCTGCGGAGCCCGAAGCCGGCATCCGCCGCATTCGTGTTCGCGCTGCGGAAGGAGGTGCTCGCCCGGGTCAAGGGCGACGACTTCCCGAATCTGCACAGTAACGACGTGCGGGAGGTCCAGGCGGCGCTCTCGGACTACGCGCTCGTGCGGGAGAAGGACATGGAGGAGTTGGGGCGTCGGCTCCTGTCGACCGCCATTGACCCGGCCCGCTTCGACCCTGCGAGACTCACGGGGGCGAGCCCGCTGAACCGTGGGCAGTTGCGCGAGGTCTGGCGGGAGTTTGTCGTCACCGGACGGCTTGACGGGCCCGTGGCGCTCCATGCCGTCGAACAGGTTTGGAGCGTGGACGCGGCAAAGGCCGCCGCGAAGATGGACCAGGACGACCGTCTCCAGGCGTTCGCCGTCCGGCTCAAGTCGGACGATATCGAACGTGAGGTGCTCCAGAAGCTCGCTGAGGCCGGTCTGGGCACGGCCGATCCGGAGGTTGTTCGTGCTGCGCAGGCGCTCATGTCGGGCCCCGGGGCTGCCCGTGGCCTCGACCCGTTCACTCTGTCCCAGGCGCGGCGGCTACTAGAGCGCCACGGGCTGGCGGAGGGGGTCGGCGCTATCGACTTCGCGCACATCGGGGACATGTTCTACCTGCCTGGGTTTGCCGCCGAACTCAAGGCAGCCAAGGCCGCGGGCGTGAACCTCAAGGACACCCAGGCGCGGGCCGCCGCTCAGTGGGCATTCGGCCAATACAAGCACATGCTGACGGCATACTCGCCCGGCTACCACATCACGAACATGCTTTCGATCCTCCCGTCCTTGATTATGACGCAGGGCTTGGCAGGCACCGCGAGGACTCTGTCCACCTTGGGGCGGCACCCGGCGATGGCGTGGAAGCTCTCGCAGCGGCTTTCGGGCGTGGAGTGGTATGGGCTGCCCGACTTGGCCGGGCGCGTGCATGTCACCCCAGACGGTCGGGTGTTTTCTGCTGAGGAGTTGGCCCGAGAGTTCCAGTCGCTAGGGTTATCGGACGGACGGGCCGCCGCTCTGTACGCGCGCCAGGTCGCTAACGAGATCAAGCGGTCGACGGGGCTGTGGGGGTTCGCAAGCCGCAACGCCTCCAACCTACGGGACGCGGTCGTGGGCGTCAGCGAAATGCTGGAGCGCGCCGTTCGCTCCGGCGTGGCGCTCGACGCGCTCAACCGCGGGGAGAGTATGGAGTCGGCGGTCGCCGCGGGGCGCCGTGCCCTGTTCGACTACGCGGACGCGACCGCGGCCGACCGCATTATATCCACTTGGGGCCCCATCTTCTGGCTGTTCCACCGCAAGAACATGGACGCCTTTTGGAAAGCGGTTGCAGACAACCCGGCGCGCGTCATGGGCACGCTTCGGCTGGCTGCGCAGCAGCGGCGGGCGGCGGGCGATGACGAGTACCAGCAGGCGCTCGCCAGGGACACCGACCTTTCCCGGGCCGTGCTGGGGCAGCTTGACACGCCCTGGTCTGGGAAGGTGCGGATCTCCACCGGCTCGGTTTTGACGCCGGTAGAGGCCGCCCTGCTCACCCGGGTTCTGACGTCCGTGCCTGGGGAGTTCCTGGGCGGCGCCCCCATGGGCGAGGCGGGCGAGGCGACCCGCGCGCTCGCGGGCCAGGCGAACCCCCTCACCCAGCAGGGGATCGCGACGGTCGCCGACGTGGACCCGTCTACCGGGTTCCGCCTGTCGCCGTCCGCGTCGAACGACATCCCGGAGTGGATGATGCAGGTCCCGCCGCTGGCGGACCATCTCGGCTGGGCGTATGGGATCGAGCGATACCGGCGCAAGGACGAGGACTACGCGCGGGCAGATACCTACATCGGCCACCGACCCTACTTCTACGCGCCAGGCGGCCAGGACGCGGCGAAGAATAAACGGCAGTGGCAGGCGTTTAAGCGCACGTCTGGCCTCGGGCGCAAGCTCGACGAGGTGCAGTCCCTCTACGAGATGACGCTGGACCCAGACCCGAAGTACGGGCGCGTCGTGCCGGCGCTCAAGCTCCTGGGGCTCCATGTGGCGGAGGCGCCAGACCCCGGAATCGCCGAGCTTCGGGTACGGTCGACGCAGGCGTCGACTCTCCGGGCGATGGTTCCGGCCGCAGAGCAGGAGGCGCGTTAGCGCGAAGGGGGCGCGACGTGCTACGCTGCGCAAAACAGGAGCCACGATGGCGCGTTCGTTCCGTAAGGAAATAACCATAGACGTCATCTCCGTAGGCGCCGGGGTCGTATGGGGCAACGCCACCATCTTCCCAGAAGGCGTCGCGGGCGTGGTAACCGGGCTCACGGTTCGCGTTTCCGCCGCCCCGGGCGCGGGCCCCGCGGACCTGTACCTGGCCACGAACGGCGAGCTTCTCTCCGCGGTCCCCGCCGTAGAGGACTACGTGGTCAAGGCGGCGGCGGTCCCGCTCACGGTTTCCGCCACGGCGGCAAGCCTGGATACCGGCTTTGACTTTCCGCCACGGTTCAAGCGCGGGCTCACCCTGGCCGCGGCCGTTACCACCGTGGCGGGCACATACACCCTGGTTTGGGTCGTCAGCGGGGAAACCGACTCGTGAGCCAGGATGCGCTGGTTGTTCGGCCTCCGCCATCCGCCGCAGGGCTGGAGGTGGCAGAGTTCGCCGTGCCGGCCAACCCCGGGGTCGGCAGCGTGAGCTTCGCCACCGACCGCAAGATCCACCTGCTATGGCTGGTCACGACCACCGGCGGGGCTGGCGATGCCTTCAACGTCAACAACGACGGAAACACGCTGGCGGGCGCTGGCCTCGAAACCATCCGGCCAGACGACCAGGGCTATCACTACGCGGAAACCCTCATCCTCGCCGAGCGTACCGTGCTCGCCGGCAACCTGATTGAGGCGACGCTAACGGGCGCGCAAACCGCGCAATGTTTTTTGCTACATGGGCCGGCGTAGGTGAGCCAGAACGCACTAGTCGTCCGGCCGCCTGCCGCGCAAGCCGAGACGGTAACGGCGCCGGCCGCGGGCGCAGCGGAGGGCCTCGCCGTCAACACCGTGCGTACCTGGCACATTGACCTAACCGACGTCGGCACCGTCACTTGGGGCGCGGGGGACGACGGCGTCACAAAGCAGATCGTGACGCAACACGGGACCATCGACGTAACGTGTGTTTATAACGGCGCTACTGGCGCAACCATCAATAGCACCGGCGCCTTCTTTACCGGGGGAAACAATGCCTCGTTTTCCTTCGATCTGGGCGACCTCGACCCAGCCTGGACCGCCGCGGACGGTATCCATGAATGCATGGTCGAGGTAGCGAGCAGCGCCAACCCCGGCGCATGGGCGTTCGCCTGGGGCCAAGACGCCAGCAATCGCGCGTTCGCGACGCGGAGCGAGACGGCGCAGAACGTGGTGGCAGGCAGCCAGATCCTAGGCGGCTTCGCCGCCAACGTGACACAGGCTGGTATTGCCTCTCCCGTCCTGCGCATGTCCTCTGTCCTCCACGGGTCGCGACACAAAATCTGGCACGACGACGTGGGCGGCGACGGGTTCTCCGGCGACGGCACGCTGCGGAACGGCCCTTCGCAAGGGCACGCCGACGCGGGCAGCGCCGGGGCCTCAAACTACTTCAGTGCCGCGGGCGGCGGGAGGCTGCTCCTGTTCTGGAACAACATCGCCGGCAGCAGCGCCAAGTTCACCGACATCTACCTGCGACACCTGACGGCAGAAGCCGGGGAGCTACAACTACCATGAGCGCGCCCGTCAAGTGGCTGGGTAACTCCCTCTCGCCGGGCGTCGTAGAGCGCGCCAGCCTGATCAGCTTGCAGGTCGGCGTGACGTGCCCGGAGTGCGCCGCGCTCTACGACGACCACGGCGAGGCCCATGGAGCACTGGCGCACCCCGGCGACTACATCGGCGCCGACGGCTCGGTTGTCCCCCGCGCCGCAATGGAGGGGTAGGTGGCTGTGGACCTGGACAGTGTGGCAACAGAGGTGCGTGAGGTGCGGCGCGAGCTTGGCGCCCACGCCCAGAAGGAGGAGTTAGCCATGGCAGAGTCCAACCTGCGCCTGGAGACGATCCAGACGGACAGCGCGAAGGGAACCGCGGCCATGATCCGCCTGGCCGACATCGCGGAGGAGCGCGCCAACTTCGAGCGGGAGGCGCGCACCCGAGCGAATGAGGAGGCCACGAAGGCGGCGGACTGGTGGCGGGGGCTCGTCAGCGGAAACGCGAAATGGGCCCTGCTTGTAGTCCTGGCGGTCGTTGCGCCGCAAGCCATACCCTACGTGCTCGCAGCCTACGGCGTCGCCCCGGCAGCCGCTCCCGCCATAGCCGCCCCCGCCGTCGCGCCGGCGGCGCCTTGAGCCTCCCCTTCGAGACGCGCCTCCTCCTCGCTGCGCTGGCGCACGGCGGAGGCCGCCGCTACGACCGCCGCATCACGGGCGACTTCGAGACGGACTGCTCCCGGATGCTGTACGGAACCCTCTGCGGTCTGTATGGGGGGCGCGTGGAGGCCGAGAAGGCCGCGCTCCACATCGAGGGCCGCCCGATCCAGCCGTGGAGCCCTGTAGAGGCAACCGTGCGGCTCGGTTTCGGTTCTGCCGTCGCCGCCCCGATGCCTGGGCGTTGGCATGTAGTCCAGGGCTGGCGAGCGGGCGGCGAGGTCGACGTCCCATGGAGCGGGGGGCACTCCTTCCTGTGGCGGCATCCGGCATCCGGCGGGCCCGGCGTACAGGTCCAGGCGAACGAGGGGGTCGGCGCCTTCGTCGAGGCTGCCCAGACGTGGGAGCAGCAGACCGCCGCCTACAAGGCCGGCGTCCGCCTCGCGGTGCTGGACGGAGCGTGAGCGGGCTCGGCTTCACGCTGACGGAGCGCCTCGCTAGGGACGCCCACCGGCTCGTTGACGCGATGTCCCGCATTGGTAACCGGCTGGTTACGGGCGTTACCGTCGCTTTGCAACAGTCGCAGCTAACCAGCCTGCTCACGGCGCAGAAGCAGACGCTCGACTCCGGCAACACGAAAACCATCGCCGCCGCCGACGCGCAGCCCGCCAACCCCTGGGTCGGGGAGTGGACGACGACGCGCAGCCTGGGGGTCGTTGCCGAGCTTGTCGTCATCTCGGCCTCGTCGCCGACGATTGGCGGGATCTTCATCTTCCAGTTCAGCGAGGACGGGGTAGTCCCGACGGTAAGCCAAACGCTGCCGATAGGCGACTTCGCCACCGTCCGCGATGTCCCGCTGGTCAACGCGGGCGAATACTTCCGGGTGACCTTCGAGCCCGCCGCGCCCCTTGGCCTCGCGACGGTGTTCGTGACCACGACCCTCCACAGGCAGTACGGCGGCCTGTTCGTTCGCCTGGCGAACCAGGAGATCGAGGAGGCGAACGCGGCGATGGGCCAAACATTCGCCTACCTCAAGGCGTTCAGCGCTCAGACCGGCAAGTCCATTAACCTCCGCCCGACGGCGACCGGCGCGCTGGTCGTGCGCGACGAGGCGATCAACGTCACGCAGTCCGGTAGCACCTTCGTTGAGGGCATCCGCGACGACGTGTCCGTGACCTTCGCAACGTCAACCGGGGCGGCGGCCATTGCGGGGCTTGTGGACTTCTCCGTGGGCGGGACCGTCGCGCACGTAGCGGCGCAAGGTCAAGCCGAGTTCGCGGTCCCAGCCGTGGCGAATCAGTCGGCATTCTTCACGTCGGAGCTTATGGTCGTGTACGAGTCGGGTCATACCGTCCGCGGCGAGCAGACAATCGAGATCTCAGCGTTACCTACCGGGACCGGTTTCGTCGAGTGGGGGTTCTGTCGGGAGTCGGGCGGCGCCCCAGATAGCTCAATCGGCTACCGGCTCGACGCTGGCGGCCTGTTCGTGCAGCGCCGCAAGAACGGCGTAGTCGTCAGCAAGGTTGCACAAGCGGACTGGAACCGGGACCGCTGCGATGGCGCCATCCCGTCGCGATTCACCCGGGCGGCGACGGCGGAGATCCTCGACCCGACGAAGAACAACGTCTATCGCTTCGATTACGAGTGGCTAGGCATCTCGCCTCCGTCGTACTTCGTAGTCGCTCCAAACAGTATTTTCGTGCAGACGCACGTAGAGGAGTCCCCGAACTCGCAAGTTGGCTCGACCGTGCCGGACCCCGAGATGGCCATGTACGTCCTGGTCCAGAACGACGGAGGCGCGCAGGCCCTTACGGCGCGCAGTGGGGCGTGGCGCGGCGGCCTTCAGTCCGCGGCCGTCGTTATCCAGGGCCTTCGCCCAAACCAGAGCTACGGGCGCGTACCGCTAAACGAGGCGAACTCCCTTATCGTGGCCGACTTCCTTACTGAGGTAAGCAAGGGCAACGTCCCCCGGCATGAGCTTGTGCTGGTCAGAGGCCACAACCCCGACATCGACCCGGCAGCCTCCGAGTCCATCATCTCCGGCGGGGGCACCTACGTTTGGGTGGCCGCGGCTGGCGTGGTCAACCTGGTCAGCACGTCGGCGCTGGACACGGCCGCCGGCACGGGCGCGCGAACCGTGCGCGTGTCTGGCCTCTCCGCCGCGGGCGTGCCGCAGACGGAAGTGGTCATCCTAAACGGCGTCGTCCCCGTCCCTACCGTGCTGCTCTACCTGCGGGTCCACGGCGACCAGCCCGTGATTACGGCAGGGCTCCTTGGCGCCAACCAAGGCGTCATCACCGGACTGATTGGCGCGCTCACGGTCCTCTCCATGCCGATTGGCAACAACGTCAGCGAGTTCGGCGTTTTCACGGTCCCCGCCGGGCACACGGCGAAGCTTCTAACGGCCGTGCTCTCCGCGCTCCAGAACACAGCGTCAGCCACCATCAGCGCCCGCCTCCTGGCGGCAGAGCCGGGCCAGCCGTTCCGCGCCCGCGCCCGCTATGTCGTCGGCACCGTCTCGGGCGGGGTGAACACGAACTACATTTCTCCCCTGAGCTTCCCGGCCGGGACTGATCTGGTGTTCGACGGCGCCGCGTCTGCCAACAACACAATCGCAAACGTGCGGGCCGACCTCCTGCTCATCGAGGACTGACCTATGGCCTCCCCTCTCGTTTCAATCCCGACCGCGGCCGGCGACGCGGTCCGCGTCAACCCAGACCACGTCGCGGTCGTCCATAACGACGGCCCCAAGGGCTGCACG